TATTACCAAGATCGTCTAACTGAACTAAAAGCAAGAGATATTACAACCACAGCTGCACCCTTTATACCAGCTAATTTAAGTATTACTTTAGATGGCATTAGTGGCATTGTAATGGGAAATGCATTTTGTATTCCTGAAAGCAGATTACCTGCATCTCTTAGAGGAGGTAAAGGAGATTTTACCAAAGTTGGTTTTGCAGTAGTTGGATTAACTCATACTCTTGAAAATAATCAATGGCTTACAAAAATAAGAGGCCAAATGATTAACTTAAGAGAAATCAATAGCACTTTTGCTCAAACAGCAGATATTAAATCAAACATTAATTCATTTAATTATCCAAGTGCAAGTGGTCCTATTGGAAAATGTAAACAGCTTGGTTGTGTTAGAAGAAATAGTAATGCTTACACTGCTGCACCTCTATATCAAAATGCTCAATTTAGAGCAGGAGTTGATGCATTAACTAAAAAATATCAACTTAAAGATCCAACTGCACTTTATAAAGTAATGTATGCAGAAAGTAGATTAGATCCTAATGAAGTATTAAAGTCAACAAATGCAACAGGACTTTTACAATTTTTACCTAAATCAGCAGCAGACATAGGAACTACTGTCGATATAATTAAACGTACGGATGGTGTTGGACAATTAAAATTTGTTGAAAAGTATTTCGACAAATATCCTGCTATAAAAGGTGGAGGTGTTTACGAAGTTTACGCAGCAGTATTTTTTCCGTCATTGCTTAAGCATCTCAATGATCCAAACTGGATAATACAATCAACTGATTACTCAGCTTACATAATTTCCTATCAGAATACTCCTATTGCATGTAGTGCTGGAAAACAACCAGGTGAAGCATTAACAGTTAGTGATTTTAAAAAGTATGTAGATTGTATTTCGTAATTAATTAAGATATGATAAAGTATTATCCTCAAACAAGAATTAAAACTGACCTTTATACAAGAGGTACGGCATATAAACTTCCTGATGGAACTCCTTATACAGGTAGATATTATTTATTGTATGACGGCACTGCGTATGCAGGAGCAAATCCTACAGTTGGAACTAACCAACAATTAACTCCAATAGATCAACCAATAGCTTCTATCTATAATATAGCAACTAATTCTCAAAATGGAGCATTAGTAGTAAGTTCACAAAATTCTTTTGCTAATTTAAAAACCAATAGCAGGACCAATAACCTACAGCTTGAAGAACTGACACCATACTACCCAGTACCAATTCAATCTGATTATCAATTAGGATATTTCACAAGATACTTTGCTAAAAATACAACAGGTCCAGGTTATATTTTAGAGATATCAAAAAACGATTACGCAAATGTTAAAAATGGTGCTTATAACTCAACTAATTTTCTATACGAAGTAACTACCTTACTTTGGCAATTAACAGGTCCATTAAATGATACGAGATTATCACAGTATCAAATACAAGGTGGTGTATACGATACTAATAAAAGAGTTACTGAAGCAAGATCAATTGGCTTTAAAGGGTTAGTAGAGTACATTGGTGGCGATTACATAAAATTCGCTAAGATCACGCCTTAGCCGTTGGTTTAGATTTTATTTTAGTCTATCTTTTATTAAATTAAGGTTATATGTATTTCATTATTGAAACCAAAGAGCAATTAAGTAAGCTTCCAGATAAGAGCATTTGCTTTGTGGACATAGTTACACTGTCCGAAGACGCACATCCAACATTAACATCCCCCTCAGTACTTTATTATAACGACCTTGAAAAAGGATATATCATTCCAATTAATCACACAGAGGGATTTTCATTAGATTTTGAAGAAGTTAAAGCTTTTTTAAGAACTAAATGGCAAGTTTACGTGTTAGATAAGAAATGGCACTCTTATTTTCTTAATTATGAAAACCCTAACATTATAGATGCTTATTATATTATGTTAAATGAGCATGGAAAAGTAGAAGATCTTAATTGCTATACTAATGTGCATAGAGACTTTTATTATAAGCACAAGTATCTTGATAATGTTAACTCTATTATACCGATTTCTAAGCATTACGAAAGATGCGAATGCATGTTTGAATCTGTTTTACCTTATATAAACAAAGGTAAAAGTTTACAGTGGTTACATGACTATACAACAGTATATAAATGGGTAGAACAACAGGGCATTGGTATCAACGAAAAGTTATTTGATAAGTACTACGAGCCAACTTGGAAAGCTAATTCAATTAAAGATGGTAAAATTTACACAAATTACAACTTATTTAATATTACATCAAGACCAACTAATGCATTTAACACAATAAACTTTCTAGCATTAACAAAAGGAGCTGCTAGGTCTGCTTTTATTCCAGTAAATGATATTTTTGTAGAGTTTGACTTTGATGGTTACCATTTAAGATTGATAGCAAATAAGATTGGCTTTGAATTACCACAAGGTATTTCTATACACACTTATTTAGGTCAGCAATACTTTAACAAAAAGGAGCTAACTCCAGAAGAATACCAGGAATCTAAAAAGATAACATTTAGACAACTCTATAATGGAGTTGAATATGAGTATAGAAAGATTGAATTTTTTAATAAGGTGGCTATATTCATAGAAAATCTATGGGAAACTATGCAATATGGTAAATACATAGAATTGCCAAATGGAAGGTATTTAAGAGGGTCGGATTTTAACCCACAGAAGCTCTTCAATTATTATGTTCAGTGCCTAGAAACCGTTAATAACGTTAAAAAACTACTAAAATTAAAAGAATTACTTGAAACTAAAAGGAGTAAAGTGGTTTTGGTAGTTTACGACTCTATTTTAGTCGATTTTTCAAAGGAAGATGGTAGAGAAACATTAGATCAAATTAGAGATATCTTACAGGAAGACAATTATTTAGTAAAAGTACAGCTAGGCAAAAATTATGACTTTGAACAATAATATACTATTTATAGACAGTATACAAATTAAACAAGAAGATTTAATGAATAAACTGTTTTGCACATTCAGTTCAAAGGACGGCTTAGAAAAGACCTTAGATACAATTAAAACTGAATACGTAATCATGTACAATAAGATATTTGTTTTGGAATCACAAGATTCTGACGAGTATCTCTGTACCTACAATATTGAAACTCAAGGAAGTAGTACTAAAATACTTCCAAATACCATTTTACTACATAGAAAAAAAGAGACAAACACTCTTTATACTATCAACTCCTTAAACTTGCTTATCAAGTCTTTAAACGAAGGAGTATTGGATACGTCTTTCAGAGTTAACTGGCAAGACTATAATAATACTGTTCTCCTTACACAGGGTAGCGAATTAAAAACGCTGGGAACAAAGATTTATAAGATTGTTGTCTTATAAGATTTGGTATTTCAACTTTTCCATCTTATCTTTATTGAGAAAGTAATTAATCACAAAAACAAATAGTTTATGGCAATGGACTTAAGCGCTATCAAGTCAAAACTTGGTGCCTTGCAGAATCAAAAGCAAGGAGGGCAGAAAAGGGACATGTCATTAATTTTATGGAAACCTACTGTTGGTAAACATTCAGTAAGAATCGTTCCATCTATTAATGATAAGAGTTATCCTTTCAAAGAGTTATTTATTCACTATGGTATTGGAAATCGTACAATGATTTCTTTAGAAAACTTTGGTGAAAAAGATCCTATCGTAGAATTCGCTAAGCAATTAAAGCAAAGTGGAGATAAGGATAATTGGTTGTTAGCTAAAAAGCTAGAACCAAAGATGAGAGTATTTACACCAGTAATTGTACGTGGTGAAGAAGAGAAAGGTGTACGCTTGTGGGAATTTGGTAAGCAAGTATACGCTGAATTATTAAGTATTGCTGAGGACGAAGACGTAGGAGATTACACAGATCCAGTTCAAGGTCGTGACATTACTATTGAGACTACAGACGCAGCTGCTAATGGTACAGGGTACAACCAATCTAAGGTACGTGTTCGTACTAAGACTACCGCTTTATCAGATACAGCTTCGGAAGTAGAAAAATGGTTAACTGTACAACCTGACGCTCTAACTATCTTTAAGAAATATAGTTATGAAGAAATGAAAGCGTCTTTACTTAGTTGGTTAAATCCTGAAGCAGAAGTTGCAGAGGAAGCACCAGCACCAGTTGCAGAAGTAGAAGCTCCTAAAACAGAAGCTTATAGTTTAAATACAACTAAAACAAGTGGAGATAAAGCATTCGACGATTTATTCAAATAGATAAAACAAGTTATGGCAAAAAGCAAGGAAGATAGCTTAAATTCCAGTGTGAGTAAAGCTATTAAGGGATCATTTAATTTAGATAATTATAATAAGTCTAAGAACCTTTCCACAACATCTATCAAGATGAAAGATCAAACGTGGATTCCTCTTTCTAAAGCTTTTCAAGACTGTCTATCCATTCCAGGGATACCCATTGGCCATATCACTCTACTAAGAGGCCATTCTGACACAGGTAAGACTACCGCACTTCTAGAAGCAGCCGTAACTGCTCAGAAGATGGGTATCTTGCCTGTTTTTATTATAACAGAGATGAAGTGGAATTGGGATCACGCTAAGCAAATGGGTTTAGAGTTTGAAGGAGTACCAAACGCAGATGGAGAAATTGATGACTACAAAGGTTTCTTTATTTACGTTGATAGAGAGAGGTTAAATTGTATTGAAGATGTAGCAGCATTCATTGCTGATTTATTAGACGATCAAAAGAATGGTAAATTACCAGTTGACTTATGCTTCTTCTGGGATTCAGTTGGATCAATTCCTTCTAGATTATCAATTGAATCTAATAAGAATAATAATGAGTGGAATGCAGGTGCGATGTCACAGAATTTTGGAAACTTTATCAATCAGAAGATTG